TCAATCCCTGATAACGTTTCGCCTCCCATTCACGGCGGGTGACAAGCCCCGGAAGAATCTTACCGCCCCCGTATATCCATTTTTTAAACTCCGCCGGTATGGATGAATCGTACGCATCCGCTCTGATCTTCTTATAAAGCGTTGATTTCTTGAATTTTCCGATACCTACATTAAAGCAAAAGCTTACTACCGCGTCAAACTGGTACTGCCCCAAATGAAGGGGAAGCGCGTTCACCTGGTTTTCTACCGCCCGGATGTCCGATTCAAAGAAGGCGTCGGCCTGGGCCTCGGTTATAACATCACCCGGTTTTACGCCGGTCGTGTGGCCGTAACCGATCGTACATACTCCCGCGGCACATACATACGCTTTCAGGCGTAGCCCCTCAAATTGCTTAATTTTGTTTTTTGTTCCTGTTGTCGTTCTCATTTCTTGTTACGTTTTTGGTGTAAATACTCAAACTTACATTTATACAGATAAAGCAATACATCCCAAAAGGGCGTATCGTCCACCTCCTTCTTATTACCGAACACACCGGAAGCCGCCACTTCAAAGACTATTCCGGTCCAGCCGGTTTTATCGTCCGCCTTCCGGTCCTCGGATGCCAGCTTCTGAAACAATATCCGAAAGTCGATAGCTTCACCACCAATATAAACCGGTCCGGAAAGAACCATTTCCCAGACGGCGGAAAAGAGATTTACCGCATGAATGGCAAGCAAGGAAGGAACGGCCGGCGTCTTTTCCGGGTCCTTGTACCGATAAAGCTTTAACGTGATATCCTGGAAGATTTCATTTATAGCCGGATCGTCCTTTTCCGCTACCGCCTGTTTGCTTTGCTGCAACAAATCCAGGCAATCACAAAAGTTACCGAAAGTAAGACCGTTCAACATGTCACCGACACCATGCCAGCCCCCGAAATCCTGCATCAGGTTACGCCCGGTTTTCAGAATGGGCGTAATGATCCGCTCGCCCTCCTTACCGGTCGTATAAGAGAAAAAGCCGTCCAGCTTTTCCAACTGACCGTCCAGCTCCCGGATGATCTCACGTCGGTACATGGTGTAATCCGCTTTCATGCCCAGAAGGAAAGAAAGCCATTTTACGCGGAACTGTCCGGGGCTGATCGTACCGCGGTTCATCAGTACCGCCAATATAAGAAACTGCCGGTACTGATCACTACTGACTTCATCCAGGCAGGAAGGAACCTCCACCGTCTTATTATTATAGGTAAACTTCTCCATGTCCGGACATTAAAAAGTTATTCCCTTGGATTGTACGGTAACACCCGGTATATAGTAATCCACCGTTTCCGATTCTGCATCCAGTTCACGGATGATATCCTGCAATACATCCAGGTAAGCCGCCGCGTCCTGCTCCAGACTGTTGGCAACCGATTGCCGGGCCTCTTTTTCCGCCCGCAGTTTATCCCGTACGGTTGTGCTCTGCTGCACCTGTACAATTCCACTGGGCAGAACTTCCACCGGTAAACGTTCAACGGCCTTTTTTATGGTAAGAAGTGCAAGCGGGCGGCGTACATACTCCAGCAATTTCTCCGTTAAAACGGTATCGCCTTCAATCAGTTTATTATAACGGTTCCGGGTGATAACAGGTATTATCTGCCCGTCCTGGACTTCCCGGATCATAGGAATAAGCACCAGGAAAAGCCGGTGACTGCCGATATTGTAATACTAACTCCACCAACGCGTCTACGGCTTCATAAGCCAGGTTCCGGATATTCTCTTCATCCTTGAACTCCTGTAAGGCGGTCATGCCCGTTTCATTCTCTCCCAAATGCTTGCCACGTCCGGCCGTTCCGTGTTGTGCGTCCAAAGTGGGAATAACCTTTAACCAGGTAAACATCGCCACCGCCTGCTGCATCAGCCGCAAAGTTTCCGCCATGCCGTCCGATTCCGTGCCGTCCGCATGATCTTCACGGTAATACTTATCTACCGCGTCTATAGGTTCCGCCCCGATGATAGCCTGTAAATCCCGAATCCCCAGCGGTAAGATAGGTTCCCACTTGGTAAAATCAAGATCATCATCGATCAGGCCCAGGACACGGACTATTTCACCGGCCCCGCCACCGCTTTTATTAAATAACTTCGTCATTTGCTTGATCTCTTTTTAGAGTATATGGTTTCCAATTATCAAAATCTTTCGTGAAATTGTTTATTTCATCGTAGAACTCCTTATAAAAGTGGGCCAGCCCGGTATCTATCGTTATACAGGTCTGCTCCGTGCGCGGATTGGTGTTTATATTGGCCGAGCTTTCTATTACAAAATCAAAAGCGTTACCGAAACCGGCCATTACTTTAGCATGGTTACGGAAGATACAGACACGCGATCCGAAACGTTCCGCCACCTTTTTCAGGTATAAATAAACATCCGCGTAGGAACCTTGAAAGATTTCACCTACATAAAAATCCGCGTGCCATCGGTAATTGCCATACACCAGGTAGAAATCAGAACATATTCCACCGGTTGTTGCTTCACGATCACACGAAGATAAGTAAGACTGTCAACGTCCCCATGACTGATACAGTGATAAGCCGCCCCTTTCTCAAAATGCCAGGGCAGGCACTCTTCCAGGTGCAGCTCCGATTTTATCCGCCGGTCAAAATGAACGTTTTTCGTCCGGAGGGCCTTTATATGCTTGTCCGGGCTGTTATCGGCCCGGTTCTCTTCCGGTTGCCGGTCGCTTATCGGTTCTTCCGGTACATCTTCCACCTTCGGTGTGAAAAACAGACTACGCATTTTCTTTCATACGGTTAGAGGGTGAAACGTTCTGTTCCGCTTCCACTATGGTACGGTAAAGCCCCACTTTCGTAGCGGTACCCGGAAAATTGGCATTAATATACTGCTGTAACGGCTTACAAAGGATCATGTCCGGAATAGCCGTTTCGGAAGCATTGTACACTTTCAGGCTGTATAACTTCTCCGATCCGGAAGAAAGCTTGTTTTCTATAATCAGGTTTGAAAGTACCGGATCAAGACCGAAGCCGGAAGTGGCGGCCGCGTCCGCCTTGTTGGATATCTTGATTTGGGCGTCCACATAATCCTTGATCTTCTTATCCAGCGGCTCAACCGTCCAGCCCTCAAAGTTATTCGCTTCCGGATTCCAGAATTTGGTCGTGTGCATGTATTTCCCGGCGTTCTGCCTTCCTGTAATGTTGGAGGCGAATTTCTCCATAGCTTCGTCTTTAAAATCTTCCAGCATTTGGGCCGTGTATTTCTCACCCGTACGGTCGCAAACCTGTTTAATACGCGCTTCCGCACGGTCCCAGTAAGACTGCGGCGATTCGATGTGTAGGGAAATAGCCGAAGCATTTTCGTTATAGGCGATAAGGATAGCGGCCAGACCGCCGGCAAGTTCCAGCCAGTCAAGCGCACCCAGAAAACGCGGTGTACTCATGAAATCCTTGCAAAAGGAATAGATATTATAGTACTTGACAGAAACCGGATATTTGAACGGGTGGGCCGGATCAAAGACCGGGTAACGGTAAGTATAAGCCGGATCAGGATAAGGAAAGTCGCCCACAAGTACTTCCTGCGGTTCATCCTCGCCGTCGGGCGGATATACCAGACGGGCCTTCTGGTAGGGAATGTGTTCCAGCCGTACCAAACGCCCGGGATTGCCCACACGCGGCGCACGGTTCCGGACAAACTTTATAAAAAAGCCCTGCATGTGTGTCAGGTCCACGAGTGAGCGGTGAAGAACCGTCGTGTAATCCCATGACTCCAGGTCGGCGGTTATTTCCGGATCGAGTTTCCAACGCCGGTAAAAACGGTTATTCTCTTCGTCGATCGCATCCTCATACAGCCGCGGGCCTTCTCCCCACTGCAAACCGGCTATTTTGCCCATAATGCCTTCACCGGCATAGAATTTATCCAGTAAACGCATGACCTCGCCCGGCATGTCGTTATTGTCACCCATGGGAACGATAAAGGTGCCGTTTACGCTGATCTTACGCGAAAAGAAGGCGCCCCGCCGGTTCAACTGGATGCTGGAGGGCTCCCAACCTTTACCGCGGCCACCGATAGAAAAGGAGATCAGCCCCTTATCACTGCCGGTATCTATAATTCCAAAGTTGCCACTTCGTCTTATTTCCATAATCTTAAATCGTTATTCTTTTCCCGTTGAACTCCATTACCAGACATTCCCAGCAATTCAGCGGCCGGCCCGTTGTGGTGTCCGTCAGGAATAGTTTATAGCTTGAATTTTCGATGCTTTCATCCGTCGCCTTTTTCCTCAAACGGGCGGCCGTGAGTATCACCATGTCGCCGCCGTCCCGTGTCTGCCGGTTCCATTTCCGGAACTTGATAGAAAAGGTCCCCCCGGAAATGGTAATCCGCTTCATCTGTTCTACCGCTACATAAAGGTTTATTTTTTCCATAGCCGGCGGATAAAGTTTTTAATACTGC